GTCGAGTGACAAGGCGCGTCTGATGTCGGTGAACGAGATCAAGGAGGCGATCCGTGGAGTTTGAACGTGTTCAGTATTATGCGAGGTGGGTATTCGCAGTGAGCTTGACGCTGACGTTGGTCGTCCTGCTCACGGTGTGCTGGATTGCGAATCCAGTTCTTGGACTCATTGCCACACTTGCGGCGTTCGTCTGCGTATCTGCTGCGTTCGCATTCCCATGAACCCCCATCGAGTCACCAAGGACTTCGAGGCCGCGGTCGCCGAGTACACGGGCGCGCCGTATGTCGTCGCAGTCAACTCATGCACGATGGCTCTCACGCTCGCGGTGGCGTGGCATCTGAGCGGCAAGTGGTGCAAGCCTTACCCGGGGCCGCACGTGTTTCAGGAAGGGCAGGAGCCCGAGATCACCATCCCCAAGCGCACCTACGTGAGCGTGCCCCAGGCCATCATCCATGCCGGCGGGCGGCCGGTGTTCGAGGATCGAGAGTGGATCGGGCACTACACGCTTGACCCGCTGCCGGTGTGGGATAGCGCGCGTTGGTTCACGAGCGGTATGTACGATGATGCAGGCGGCGACTTCCTTTGCGTCTCCTTCCACGCCAGCAAGACGCTTGGCATCGAGCAAGGCGGCGCTATCCTCCACGACAATGCCGAGGCCGATGCGTGGTTCCGACGTGCGCGCTTCGATGGCCGAGCCGAGGGCGTGGCGCCGAAGGATGACACCGGCATCATCCTAGGTTGGCACTGCTACATGAACCCGTCGACCGCGGCCCAGGGCATCCTCAAGCTGCACTCACTGCCCAGGCACAACGAGCCGTTGCCCAACGACGACTACCCTGACCTGTCAACCTTGGAGGTGTTCAAGTGAGCGAGATCGACAAGATCCTCGAAGAGCGAGGCAACCGATACGGGCCGTTCAAGGAGCACGCTGAAGTCACGCAGGCCATGAAACAGGTGCTGTACGTTCCCGCTGGCTGGGCGCGGCTCGAAGCGGACCAGCGTGAAGCGCTTGAGATGATTGCGCACAAGATCGGGCGCATCATCAACGGCGACCCAGACTACGTGGATTCGTGGGACGACATCGCGGGCTATGCCAAGCTCGTGGCCGATCGTTTGCGTGGGGAGGCCAAATGACCGTCCAGATTCGAGGCGACAAGCGCGCGCTGCGTGTTGAGCTTCCCGCAAGCGGCGAACTCGACATGCCGGCCGCCATCCAGCTTGCGCGTGACCTGATCGACGCCGTGACCCAGTGCGGCTTCGAGGTGAAGATGAACGTCGAGGTGCCTCGCCATGCACCAACCGACCAGCAGCTTGCTACGGCTGTCGTGCGTGTGGGCCACATCCGGCGCAACGCCATGCAAGCGCGCTGGGATGATGGCAAGGTGAACAGCGAGATCGTGATGCGCGTCGTGGAGGCTTGCCTGTGAGCCTCGTCGCCGTCATCCCTGCCCGCGGCGGCTCGCGTCGCATCCCGGGCAAGAACATCCGCCTCTTCCACGGCAAGCCGATCATCGAGTACTCGATCAAGGCTGCCCAGGACGCGGGCTTCTTCTCGCGCATCTACGTCTCGACCGACTCGCCCGCGATCAGTTCGGTCGCGTACCGTGCCGGCGCGGACGTGCTCTGGCGTAACGATCGGCTCGCGGTCGACAATGTCGGCACGCAAGCCGTGATGGCCGATGCGCTCAACACGATCCTGGCTGATCACCTCGTGATCGATCCACCCAAGTATGCGTGCTGCATATACGCCACGGCACCGCTGATGACGAGCATGGACCTGATCGAGGGCTACCTTCGCCTGCGCGCCCCTCGCGTGCCTTACGTCTACACCGTTGGCGCTAACTGGCAAGACGCCGGTCAGTGGTACTGGGGTGAGACGCAAGCGTTCATTTCGGGTGTGCCGCTGGATCAAGCCGCGTTCTATAGGCTGCCTGCCTCGCGCGTCTGCGACATCAACACCGAGAAAGACTGGCAGCGAGCCGAGAAACTCTACGAGGAGATGCACCGTGGGTGATGGTATCGAACTATGGCGTGGCGAGTTCGGTGATGCGTACACCGAACGCAACCAGGTGGACTGGATGGCTCGTGTCGACTTCTGGGACCGCATCATCAAGTTGACTGGCGCTCGATCCGTGTTCGAGGTGGGTTGCAACGCGGGCTGGAACCTGAGCGCGATTCGCCTCAACAACCCCCACGTGCGCGTGGCCGGTAGCGACATCAACGAGCGTGCGCTCGAACAGGCGCACGCCGCGGGCCTGGAGACGTACAACTGCCTCGACTTCCGGGCGGTGCCTGGCAAGTTCGACCTCGTGTTCACCGCGGGCGTCCTGATCCACATTGAGCCCAAGCATGTGCGAGAGGTGATGGCCGCGATCATCGACAAGTCGTTCCGATGGGTGCTGGCCGTAGAGTACGAGTCCGACTACGAGGAGGCGATCCCGTACCGAGGGCACGATGACAAGTGCTGGAAGCGCCCCTACGACAAGGTCTACGTGGACCTTGGGTTGCGGCTCGTGACTAGTTGGTGGCGACCCGCCGGCTTCGATCAATGCACCGCGTGGCTGTTCACGAAATGACCCTCTGCCGCCTGTGCATCTACCCTGACACGCGACCCGACGCGCACTTCATCGATGGCGTGTGCTCTGGCTGTCGTGCCTATGCCGAGCGCAAGTACGTCGCCTGGGACGTGAGAGGCGAAGCGCTCCGGTCCATCCTGCGGCTCGCCCGTGGCCGCGCGGACTACGACTGCGTCGTGCCCGTGAGCGGGGGCAAGGACTCGACCTATCAGGTGCTGACACTGCGTGACATGGGCGCCAAGGTGCTCGCAGTCAACGCCGGCACTGACTACCTCACCCCGATCGGTCGCCGCAACCTGGACAACCTCAAGCACTACTGCGACCTCATCGAGTGGACGCCGAACATCGAGGTGCGCAAGAAACTCATGCGGATCGGCCTGCGTCTCGTGGGCGACCTGTCCTACCCCGAGCACCTCGCCATCTGGTCCATCCCGATGCGGATCGCGGTCGCCTTCCGCATCCCGTTGGTCGTGTGGGGTGAGCAGCCCCAGCGCGAGTACGCATGCCCCGAGGGCGTGCCGCCTGCCACGCGTCTCACGAGCCGGTGGGTGTCCGAGTTCGGAGGGCTCCTCGGCCTGCGGCTCGATGACATCGTGGGTCAGGAAGGACTGACCGAGCAAGACCTGGACGTCTTCCGGTTCCCGACCGATGAAGCGCTCGACACCGCCGATGTCAACGGCATATGGCTCGGGGACTACGTAGATTGGGATGGGTGGAAGAACGCGTTCATTGCCCAGCAGTATGGGTTCGAGGTGGCCCCGTGCCCGGTAGAGACAAGCCTCGCCAACTACGAGAACCTGGACAACTATGTCACTGTACTACGTGATCATCTACGGTGGCTCAAGTACGGCTATACGCGAGCTACGGACATTGCTTGCAACCATGTGCGCCGAGGACGCCTCTCGCGTGCTGAGGCACTACAACTTGTTGGTCGAGCAGGTCACACACCGCTCACGAGCCTGGGCAAGCCGATCGGTGAGGTACTTGCCTACGTCGGCATCTCTCCAACCGAGTGGCAACGGGAATGTGAGAAGTGGGCCTCGCAGTACGAATAATTCCGACCCTTCTCGCCAAGGGTACGAAGCTCGTCAAAGGGCGGCGCTTCAGCGCAGACCGCGTCATCGGCCACGTGCAGCAGGCCGCGCGCGTACACCAAGCCCGAGGCGTCGATGAACTGTGCATCCTCGATGTGGGCGCGACCCCCGCGGGCAACGGGCCCAACTTCGCCATGATCGAAGCGCTCACCCAGGACTGCTTCATGCCCTTGACCGTGGGCGGCGGTGTGCGCTCGATCGCGGACGTGGAAGGGCTGCTGCGCGCCGGTGCGGACAAGGTGTGCATCAAGACCGCATATCAGGCGGACTTCGACTTCCTGGACGCTTGCGCGTACCGCTTCGGATCGCAGGCGATCGTGGTGGCGCTCGACGTGAGGGATGAAGGTCGCACGACGCTGGTACTCGATCTCGCCAAGGACATCGAGCGCCGAGGTGCCGGCGAGATCCTGCTTACGGCCATGGACCGCGAGGGTACGATGGAAGGCTACGACCTGGACCTGATACGGTCAGTGGCGCATGTCGTTGACATACCTGTCATCGCGCATGGCGGGTGCAGCGGATACGCGGACATGCTGGCCGCGATCGGGCATGGCGCCTCTGCCGTGGCTGCTGGGGCCCTGTTCCAGTTCACGGACGCCACGCCCCGGGCGGCCGCCCAGTATCTCGATGAGTACGGTGTGGAGGTGAGGTTGTGAGAACCAAGCGTGGGCGAAGCATCGTGATCACGTTGGTCGACATCTACACCCGCTGGGATTACTTCATCGGCCCGCTCTACGCGTTGCTCTCCGAGCGAACACCAGATCAGAGCATCAGCCACAGGCGCATGCCGACGATGGAAGAACACCGCGCCTTTGTCGAGCGCAAGCCCTACACCAAGTGGTACGAGATCCTGGCCGACGGCAAGTCGGTCGGCGCGATCTACCTGTCCAATCGCAACGAGATCGGCGTGTCGATCTTCCTCAATCAACAGCGCAAGGGGTATGGCAGCGCCGCGGTGCGTGAACTGATGGCCCTGCACCCGGGGCCGTTCCTTGCCAACATCAACCCGAAGAATGAGGCCAGCATCCGCATGTGGGAGTCCCTCGGCTTCAAACTGCTACAGGTGACCTATGCAAAGCCGTAGTCCGTAGATCGACAACGCAGCCTGGGCCGGCGCCGATGCGGTCAAGTTCCAGTGCTGGGAGGAAGATATGATGGTGCTGGGTGACCACACGATCCAGGGGACCGCCTGGAACGGGCAGAAGATGCGCGACCTGTATCGCAAAGCGTGGACCCCGTGGGCGTGGTTCCCTGCGCTCTTTGACTACGCGAAGTCGCACAAGATCGAGTGTTTCGCATCCGTGTTCGATCACGAGTCGCTCGCCTTCCTTGAATCGCTCGATTGCCCCCGGTACAAGATCGCGAGCTTCGAGATCGTGGATCTGCCGCTCATCGAAGCGGTCGCGAAGACGGGCAAGCCTATTGTCATATCAACTGGGATGGCGAGCGAGGACGAGGTGACCTGTGCGTGGAATGCGGCCGAGCAGACAGGGCTTGAGGACATCACGCTGTTAAAGTGTACGAGCGCATATCCGGCAACCGCCGCTAGCGCGAATCTCGCCACCATGGACCTGCTGGGTTACTACGCTGGCTACACGGGCATCTCCGACCATACGCTCGGGCTCGTCGTCCCCGTGGCCGCGACCGCGCTCGGCGCCACCATGATCGAGAAGCACATCACGCTCAAGCGTTCCGACGGCGGGCCAGACGCAGGGTTCTCGTCCGAACCCCACGAGTTCAAGGCCATGGTCGACGCCTGCCGTGAAGCGGCTCTGGCGTTCGGTGAGGTGCGTTACGGACCGACTGACGAGGAGAAGCCGAGCCTTCAGTTCCGACGCAGCCTGTACTGGGCTGAACCGCTTGCGGCTGGATCGTACGTTCAACGGCGCCACCTTCGCACCGCGCGCCCAGCGCTCGGTGCTTCGCCGGCTGACCTTGGCAAGTTTCTCAACCGGCGTGTGACGCGGGGCGTCGATATCGGCGAGCCTGCCAAGCTGGAGGACGTCGACTGATGCGCATCGCCTGGTTCCATGTCATCTCCGAACTGGAGCAGTCGGGGATTACCCTGCGCTCCCAGGCAGAGGTCGCCGAGGTATCGCTCGGCACGATCTACTACTGGAAGTCGGGCGGCGAGCCGAAGTACCGCAACGGCGAGATGCTGCTCAACCTCTACGCGAACACGTTCGGGGTCGAGCCTCCTCGGGTCACGTCTCTGTCGACCTCGCGCGCGCCCGTGATGACAACGGCCCCCGTATTCCAGGCTACGGCATCCTCGACCGCATGGTGATTTGTTCAGGTTTTTGAATAGGATTGGTGGTAGGGTGCGCGGGCACGTAGTCTTTTCACAGGACCAACATGCCCCAAAGGAAAGCGCCATGTAAGCCGGCCAAGAAGCCCACCAGCAAAGCCCGCCGCGAAGCGCTCATCGCAGAGGCCCGCGAGGCTCGCATTGCTCCGCTCGACTACATGCTCGACGTGCTCAATGCACCCAAGCCCGTGCGGCTCACCGGGGAGAAGCCAGTCGACTACGCGGAGCGCCTGGTCCGCTGGGAAGAGCGCCGGATGGACGCCGCCAAGGCGGCCGCACCCTACGTCCACGCCAAGCCGATCGCCTCGGTCAAGATCGAATCGGTCACCGACGTCGAAGAGCACAAGCCCGTCAACGTCCTCGAACTCGCCAAGCAAGTCGCCTTCCTCTTCACGATGGCACAGGTGAGGCCCGAGGTCGACATCACTCCGAACAAGCTCAACTGAGGTGCCGCCATGCCGCTGACGAAGAAGGGCAAGAAGATCATGAGTGCGATGAAGAAGACCTACGGCGACACCAAGAAAGCCAAATCGGTCTTCTATGCGTCCATCAACAAGGGCAAGATCAAAGGCGCTGAAAGCGCTGCGCCCTCCACACTCGTAAGCTGAAGGAGGCGCCATGCCAAGAGCATCAGGGAAACTGCAACCGACAGACCAGACGCCCGTGCTCCCCAGCACGGTGATCACGTTTCTTATGACTGGCGGCTCTAGCGCTCAGGCGAGCGATTGGCCCGACGACACCGGCACCGCCGCGGCGAATGCGGCCACGGCCGGCATCCATCTCGTGCGGATCACTCCGGTGTCCACCGCAGGCGGGGCGTTCTTTTGCACCGCCAACCTGTTCACGACTGCCGCTTCGGTCCCGTCCAGCGGCATTACCGTCTCGACCACCTCTCGCGTGCCCGTGCCTTCGGCCCGCGAGTTCCAGGTGGCCGGGGCGTCTACCGGGTTCAGCCTGGCTGCCTACACCAGTGGGATAGTCCAGGTCGAATGTTGGCACAAGTAGCTCCGCAGCAATCAGCAATGCCGGTCTGACCGGCGCATAAAAGGAGTATGGCTATGGCATGGTACGACAAGATCACCACGTCCCTTTACGGACGACGGCTCGGTCTTCAGCGTTTGTCCAGTGCTCAGGACGCGCGCAAGAACGAGGTTCTGGTGGGGGCCGAGGCTTTCCGAAGCTACGCGACCACAGGCGATTCCACGGGTACGAACCTGGCGCCCTACGGTGTGAGCCTGCTCACGACCGTGTCGTCGAGTTGCGTGTTCGTGCTCGATCCGCCGCTGCCTGGCGTCCACAAGACGCTGGTGTTCGGCTCGACCGGTGGTGGCGCGATGTACGTCAAGACCGCGAACAGCGAGACGATCGTGAGCACACTGGGTTCGAGCTTCACGACCCTGAAGAGCACGGCCGGCAACGGTGGCACGGTCAGCCTGATGGGCATCACGACCGCCATCTGGGCCTGGACCGGCGCCGCCTCCAGCATCATCGCTGCAGCGACCACGTCAACCTAAGGAGGATTTGTGGCCGAAGAACTGAAAGTCGCGCTCGTCGGGAGCGCGCCCGCATCCATCCGGCTGGCTCCCTATCACGATCCTTCGTGGCAAGTGTGGGGATGCTCGCCGGGTGCATATGGTGTTGTGCCGAAGGGGCGCTCGAACATCTGGTTCGAGATGCACCGTTACGAACCCGGGCAGACCTGGTTCTCGCCTGAGTATTGCCAGTTCCTGCGCGATCACCCGTGCGTCGTGGTGGCCGAGCCTCGCAAGGAGATCCCCAACGGGATCATGCTCGACTACGACCTGCTGGTGAAGAAATACTCGCCCTACTTCTTCACCTCGTCCATTGCCTGGATGATGGCCCATGCGATCGAGCTTGGCGCAACCAAGATCGGACTGTGGGGCGTCGACATGGCCGCGAACGAGGAGTACGAGGCCCAGCGTGCCGGGCTTCACTACTTCGCCCTGATCGCTGCCCAGCGTGGCATCGAGGTCGGCGTGCCCCCCGAGTCCGACCTCTTCCGGCCCCGGTTCCTCTACGGTGTCGACGAGGTCAAGCACTTCCATGTGAAGATGCGCGCACGTCGGGAGGAGTTGAACCAGCGGCTCGCCGCGGCAGAGCAGGTCGCCCAGCAGAAGGCCCACGAGGCTGCGTTCCTGCGAGGTGCGATCGACGACCTCAACTACTGCTTCCAGACCTGGCCCGACAAGGAGAACTACCTGACCCCGCCGGCTGCGTCTGGGTTCGCACCGCCGACAACCGGTGAGCCGTACATCGACCTGTGGCAACGCTCCATGCCGGAAACGGCGGGCTCGGCAGTCTCGACCGACACGCCCGCAGCGACCCCTGGCGTGGTCGAACGAGTGAAGTCCGTGCTTCGATGACGCTCGCGACCCTGAACTTCGACGAAGTCGTTGCCAAGCTATCGGGTCAATCCGAGGAGACGCTTCGTCGCATTCAGGAATCCGTGCAGTCGATGACGCCACGATTCAGGTGGCAGCCCAACCCTGGCCCTCAGACCCAGGCATACGTCTCGAAGGCGGACGTGCTGCTGTACGGGGGAGAGCCGGGGGGCGGCAAGACCCAGTTGCTTCTCGGGCTCGCGTTCAACGAGCACCGGGAGTCGATGATCTTCCGTCGCAAGTACACCGACCTTGACCGGATCATCCGCGATGCGCTCAAGATCCACGGCTCGCGAGATGGGTTCAACGGGTCTGCGCCCCCGAGGCTGAAGCTCGATGACGATCGGCTGATCTCGTTCCGTGCCGCGAACAATGTCGGTGACGAGCAGAGCACGATGGGTGACGGTCGTGACTTCCTCGGCATCGACGAGGCCACGCACTTCGCCAAGTCCCAGATTCAGTTCCTGATGGGTTGGGTCCGTACCGATCGCCCGGGTCAGCGCACGAGGACCGTGCTCGCGACCAACCCGCCTCTGGCTGCCGAAGGCCTGTGGGTCATCGAGATGTTCGCGCCCTGGCTCGACCCGCAGTTCCCCGTGCCAGCCAAGCCTGGCGAGCTTCGATGGGTCGTGAGCGACGAGGATGGCAACGATCGATGGGTGTCGAGTTCGGACCCCGTCGAGATCAACGGCAAGCTCGTGCAGCCGAAGAGTCGCACGTACATCCCGGCCTCGGTCAAGGACAACCCGTACTACGTCAACAGCGACTACCAGCGCGAACTCGACGCGATGCCGGAACCGTTCCGCTCGATCCTCATGGGCGGGTTCCGCACTTCGTTCAAGGACGCAGAGAACCAGGTCATCCCTACCGCGTGGGTCCAGGCTGCACAGGCCCGATGGAGGCCCGAGCCCCCGAGTGG